AACTGTCCTTATAGATTCTAAATTTCCAACTCTAATTACTGGTTCTTGTTTCCAAAGTCTTATAGATGCTATTTGTTTTGCAAAAGCAGACATAAAAAATACTTCACCTCGTCTAGGACCAGTAGTGGTAAAGTTTCTAATTCTTATAGTATTCATGTCATATGACATTGTATACTGATTAATCAGTAAGTCTTGCCCTGCCTTACTAACTCCATAAGGAGAGTGTGGCTTTAGTGGACATTCTTCTGTAATAGGAATATCTGTAGTTGATACTTGTCCATAAACTTCAGATGAAGTAATAGCAAGTATTCTTGGCTTTTGCCCAGTAATTCTTATAGCTTCTAATAAGTTAGCCGTACCAATAACATTAGTTGTCAATGTTGATATTGGTTCTTCGTAACTTGTTTTCACATATGATTGTGCTGCTAAATGATAAATCTGATCTGGCTTTACTTCATTCAATAATGCTATTAAAGATCCTTGATCTAATAAGTCTGCCTCATGTAATTCTATTTTATCATATATGTTAATAAGATTATCTCTTGGGCTTCTCCACCTACACATACCGTGAACTTCATTCTTTTCGGACATTAATTCCTTCTTCAGCAATCGTTCGGCTAAATGACTTCCTATAAAACCAGTTATACCAGTTATTAAAACTCTATTCATTTTTTTCTCCTTAGAATGGTCCCTTAAATTCAACTTCTTCGATCTCTAAATTTCTTTCTGGTTCCCATGTATAATCACTTGTCATTAAACCATAAGCTTCTTTTGCTATTTTATAAGCGTCAGGATAAAATTCATCTTCTAGAACTTTAGATGTGGGACAAACTGTTTGAGCGAACCCCATCCTCTTCATTTTAAAGAGCCGAATCCCTTTCTCATGAAGTCTTGTAATTACTTCACTACCAGCTCCATTGTTCATCCAAGCACAATCTACAAAAATAAGATGTCTTGTTATTTCCACAGATTCTATTATCTCATCTAAACACATTGGATTCAACATTCTAAAATCTATAACGTGTGATTGAATATTCATTTGTTCTTTCAATATATTAGAAGCTCTCAAACATTCAACTGCCATTTGAGAAATACCCACTAAAGTAACACTTGGCATAATATTTTTATAGTTTCTTAACCATCTTTGTTTCTTAAATGGAATGTCATAAAATTCTTCTGGCACTTCTCCCTTCTGATAATATAAGTGTCTATGTTCTACGAACAAAACTGGATTTTTATCTAAGAAAGATCTTATTAAAAGTCCTTTAGCATCGTAAGGATTTGAAGGAGCAACAATTTTAATCCCAGGTATATTCATAAGAAGTGGATAAAGACTTTGCGAATGCTGTGGTCCTTGCCCCCAGCTTTTTCCTATACACGCCCTTATAGTAAGTGGGACAGAAACTTTCCCATTATACATATAACTAATCTTAGCTGCCATATTAATCAACTGATTCATAGCAAGCAGCAAGAAATCTTGTCTTATGTGATTATGTACAACATAGGTTTCAGCCATTGCCATTCCAATAGCAACACCAGTCATTCCTTCTTCTGCTATTGGGGTATCAAAGAATCTTTCTTTCCCAAATTTTTCTAAGCCTTTAGTAGTTCCAAGAATTCTTTTTGGATCATCAACACCCTGACCCATGACAACAGAGTTAGGATGTTTCTCCATTACTTGTATAAGAGCTTCATTAATTGCTTCTGGATAACTTAGTATTCTTTTACTCATCGGGAAAACACCTATTATAAAGATATTTATATAATTCTTCCTTAGCTGGAAAACCTGTGTTTTCTGCAAATTTCATCACCCGGGCTTTTTCTACCTTAGCATCTTCTTCTATTTCTATCAATTCTTCTACCGTTAATTTCTTTTTCAAAACTTCTATTTGATCCATTTTCTTCCACCAATCCATTTCACTTTGAGTTCTATATCCAAGATGGATATCGTCATTTGGACCTACGTGTTCCTTATATCTATATGTTACAAATTCTAAAAAGAATGGCATATTTAATTCTCTACATTTTTTTACATAAACATTAACCCTAGAATGATTATCTAAAATATCTACATCAAAAAATTCGTAATTAATTCCAAAGGGTTTTACTCTTTCTGCAAAATGCGGACCAGTTGGATTTCTCTTATTAACATGAGAATGTATTGCATAAAAATTATTCTCTAAAACAAATATTATAGGTAGCTTACGAAGTGCTGCAAAATTAATACTCTCCCAAACAGAGCCTTCATCCATTGCACCATCACCTAAAAAGACTACTGTTACAGTATTTTTTTTGAGCAATTTATTAGCCTGGGCAAAACCAACTGCAACTGGTACTGTAGATGCTACTATAGCGGAAGATCCCATAAAATTAACAGACAGTTCTATTAAATGCATCGAGCCACCACGACCGCCACAACAACCAGTTTCCTTACCGTAAAGTTCTGCTATTAATTCATTAAGACTTCCACCTTTTGCAATATAAGCTGCGTGTCCTCTACATGAAGAAAACACTGCATCTTTTTTTTCGAGATTATGACAAACAGCAACTGCAACAGCTTCTTGTCCTATTGATAAATGTATTGGACTTTGTATTACATCTGAAGGATATAGTTCAGCGACTAATTCTTCAAACCATCTTATTTTGTACATCTCTGCGTACAATTTTCTTGTCAATCTTCCGCTTAACATTAAACCTTCTTAAATCTAGTTTCTCTATATTCTTGTAAATTCTTTTTTAGAATCATTTCATAAGCTAATGCTTGAAGTCTTTGCCTATCTGCTAATGATAGATCATCACTTTCAAGAGTAGTGGATTCTTGCTTACTATATCTAGACCAATCATCAGATAAAATTCTCATTCCATATTCTCCACGTAAAGCCATTTCCCTTAATTCTGTTCCTGGAAGTGGAGTTGCTATTGGAAAAGTTGTTGAATGCATATCTAATTCAACTCCTAAATTTATACTCTCCATTACTGTTTTTTTCTTTATCTGCAAAAGCGTCTTCGCTTGGTTTAATTATTAAAAAATCTTTCATCCACCCATCCTTTCAACAAATTTTTTATAGTCTTCTGGTATTCCAATATCTATAAAATCATAACACTTATCATAAGCACTAACTTCTACAATAGATTTTTGTAAAAAATCTTTTTCAAACGAACCTTTCTTTGGTAATATTTCCCATATTTTTTTCTGTAAAATATATAAGCCAGCGTTTATATATCCTGGCATAGCTTCTGATTTCTCTATATATTCTCTTATTAAAGTATTTCTGTCAAATATTACAGAACCAAACCTTGAAACATCTCCTACAAACTTAACAGCCATTGTAATAGGACATTTATACTGTTCATGAGCATCCATCATTTTATCTAAATTGATATCTACTATTGTATCACCATTTATTACAACAAAAGTTTCACCTAAAGAAGAAAACCATTTTAAAGCAAATCTTATAGCACCACTAGTTCCAAGTGGTTCTGATTCTTCGCTATAAAGAATTTTCTTATTATCTTTAAAATGTTCTATTATAATTTCTGCTTTATGGCCAATTGATAAAATTATATTAGAAATTTTAAATTGTGATATATGATCTATAAGATGTTCTATGAATGGCTTTCCATTAACAATAACCATACATTTTGGGTATTCATCTTTTGTTATTGGATGAAGTCTTTTACCTAACCCACCAGCTAAAATTATGACGTTCATACTTCTTCTTTAAAAAATCTTTCGACTACCTCAATTACATATTTTCTTTCTGCTTCAAATATTCCTTGATGGATTCCTATGTGCAGTCCGTTATCTCCAACATATTCCGCTACAGGAAAACTTCCTTTCTTATGTCCCATCCATTCATAACCAGCACTTTGAGTTGGAATTGAACAGAAAAGAGTTCTACTGTCTATTCCATTCTTTTGAAGATAATAAGCAAAATCATTTCTTTCAAACTTAGTCTCAGGTCTTAATATAATTGGAAAAGCGTGAGGGCCAATCTGCTCATTTTCGCCTTCTTCGTAAGTGATAAAATCATCACTAAATCTACTAAACTCCATAGAATAATAGTAATAATTTTCCCTTCTTTGTTCTAGAATTTCATCAGCCTTCTCCATAGTTCCAAGTCCTATAGCTGCTTCGAGTTCATTCATCTTAGCAGAATATCCTATTCTTGGGAATATAAATCGTGGATCTACTTTTGGATCACTATCAGTTCTTAAGGGACAAGAATCTGGAGCGTGTTGAATAGTACATACTTTGCAATCACAAAGTCTTCCGTGATTCCTAAGAGATTTAGCCAAGTCAGCTACTGTTTTATCATTTGTAGTAATCATACCACCTTCTATAGAAGAAACAATATGCGCTATATAAAGACTAAAACAACCAGCTAATCCAAGTGTTCCTACTTTAGATCCATTAATTTTTGCTCCGTGAGCTTCAGCAGCATCTTCTATAACAGCGATCTTAAGATCTGGAATACTAGGATGTAAATCAAGTAATTCATTAATATCAACTGGCTTTCCCATTAAATGAACTGGTAATATTCCTGATGTCTCTTTGTCTATAGACTCTTCAACTTTACTTACATTTATATTAAGAGTTTCCAAATCTATATCTACAAACTTAGGAATAAAGCCAGCTTGAAGAATCGCATTTGAGGAAGCTATAAAAGTTAAAGCAGGAACTATAATCTTAGAATTTCTTTTTGCTTTAGTTATCTCATATAAAGTAGATAGAGCTATTGATATAGCTACTGTTCCACTATTAACTGCTACGGCATATTTAGTTCCAATAAATTCTGCGAATTTTTTCTCTAACGCCCTTACAAATTTTCCTTGTGATAATCGATCATCGTGTATTGCCTTTTCTACATAAGCTTTAGCCATATCCGTAATGGTTAAAGCTCCGAACGGTACTTTCATTTCTGTCATATTATATCTCCATTGTAGTAAATTATTTTACTTCCATCATTCTCAAATTTAAAGGGAACTTCAAGGAATCCGTTCATTGCAGCCTTTACGTATTTCCTTTCCCAAGGATTAACAAAAAGTAACATAAATCCACCACCACCAGCTCCCGTTAGCTTTCCACCTAACGCACCAGCTCCTCTAGCTTTTTTATAGATTTCATTTATTTTATCATTTGAAACTTTTTCTGACAAGCTTTTCTTAATTTTCCAAGATTCATGTAAAAGCATTCCTATTTGATTGAAATCTTCTTTTACAATAGAAAGAATTCCTTCTTCAGCTAAATTTTTTAACTCAGTATAATCTTTTTGTTTCTTCTCCATAGATTTTATTTTATCTTCTTCTACTTCTTGAGCAAACCTAGTGAATCCAGTAAAAAAAAGCATAAATCTATCTGAAAAATCATTCCTTATTTTTTCTGTCAAAAACATTGGAGTAACATCAATCTTATCTCCAAAAAATCTAATTACATTAATACCACCAACAGCAGCAGCAACTTGATCTTGAGAACCAGCACTTTCTTTTAACATTTCTTGTTCTATATAAATAGCATCTTTATAAAGTTGTTCCCTGGAAACCATCTTTCCCTTAAGTCCATAAATGGCGTGTAAGAGTCCAACTATAAAAGAAGAGCTTGAGCCAAGTCCAGAACGTGCTGGTAAATCTCCCGCATGTTGTATTTCAATTCCATGTTTAAGTGAATCTATTTCAAAAAATTTAAATAATTGTTTTACGGCAGGATGTTGTATTTCATTAGAATTATTTACTCTTTCTTGTTGAGAGTAAATAATTCTATGCTTATGATCAAAAAAAGATGGTAAAACTCTAGCATTTATATAACAATATTTATCTATAGTTGTAGAAACTACAACTCCTTCGTTTTCTTTATACCAGCTTGGTAAATCTGTACCTCCGCCAAAAAAAGAAAGTCTAAACGGTGTTCTTGAAATTATCAAAATATTGTTCCTCCTCTTATTCTACCATTCTACCATTCTACCATTCTACCATTCTACCATTCTACCATTCTACCATTCTATTAAGCAACCAGTCAATAGTTTGTTCAACGCCTTCTTTCAAAGGAGTTCGTGGTTTCCAACCTAATTCTTTTGTTGCTTTAGAATAATCAAGCCATAAGCCACCTTTAAAGCTTGGCTTATCTTCATTAAATTTTATTTTTAAACTTCTTCTTGAAGCATCAATTACTGTTTGTGCTAATTCAGCCGTCGTTACATAATTTCCACTTCCAACATTATATACTTCAAAATTAGATTTTTGATTCTCTATTACTCTATTAACTAAATCAATTAAATCATCTACATATAACAAATCTCTTTTAGTTTTTCCATCTCCCCAAACTTCTACTTCTCCACCATTTGGAGTAGTAAGAACTTTATTAATTGTAGCACCCATAACATGAGAACGCTCAAGGTCAAATTTATCATTAGGTCCATAAATATTTGAATGCCTTATTACAGTAAACTTAGTTTGTGGCATAAGTCTTGAATAAAATTCCATCATTTTTTCTATGTAAACTTTTGTCCATCCAACACCAAAATATTGATCTGCTATCTCACCAGTAAAATCGTCTTCGGTTATAGCTCTATCTAAAGTTTGTGGATACATTACAGTACAACTAAAGAATATATAATGTTTAATTGGAGCTTGATCCGGAGCTATCATTCGCTTAACTTGAGTATTGAATTCATATAATTCTTGAAGAATTTTAACATTCATTACAGCATTATCTGTTACGTGAATATACGGACGATTAACTATATCATTTGCACCAGATGTAGAAGCTGCTGCGTTAATAATAATGGTAGGATACTCTTTAATTACTTTTTCAATATCTTCTGTAACAGTTAAATCACAAGAAGATTTTACTCCCATTTTTTCTGGAAACGAAGATGGAGACGTAACACTAAAATCTCTTTCTTTATTTATTTCTTCATATGAAATTATTGAAGAGTTTTCCTCTATTTTTTTATCATAACAGGAAATGAAATATTCTTTTTTGTCAGTGAATTTCTCTCCAATTGAAACTAACTTATTATTAGTATAATAATTAACTAAATTTTTTCCTATAAAACCTTCACTACCAAGAATTGCTATTTTCTTATTTGCCATTTATCTGTTCTTCCACCCACCTATAAGTTTTTTCAACTCCTTCTTCTAAAGAAGTTTTCATCTTCCACCCAAGTAATGTTTCTGCTCTAGTTGTATCACAGTTTCTTCCTTTCACTCCAACTGTACCATTAATATTTTTTATTAAAATATTTTTACCAGAAATTCTTATAATCATTTTAGCCAAATTATTTATGGAAATAGGTTTTTTATTTCCAATATTAAATGGGCCGTGAAGTTCTGACTTCATCATCTTGATGATTCCATCAACAACATCTTCTACATAACAAAAAGCCCTAACTTGATTACCAGGACCCCAAATTTCAATTTCACTATTGTTTGGAGCCTCTGCTACCTTTCTACAAAGAGCAACTAAAGACTTAACATTATCACCCTCAAATTCCATTTCAGGTCCAAAAGTACTAAAGAATCTTGCAATCTTAATATCCATTTTATCTTCTTTTAAATATTTAAAAAGTGCTTGCTCCATATAAATCTTTTCCCACCCATAACCAACTTCTGGCATTGCTGGGTAAGCCATCTCTTCCTTTATTGGTTTTGGATCAAAAGAATCAGTTACATGAAAAGGATATATACAAGCAGAAGATGGATAAAAGAATCTTTTTACTCCATTAATTACAGATGCTTCTATCATGTTCATATCTATAATAGCATTATTATGCATTATCATAGATTCATTTTCAGAAATAAATTTTATTCCACCTATGTTAGCAGCCATATGAAACACATAATCAATATCTTTAGTTATCCTATTACAAAGTTCTACGTCAAGTAGATTTCCTTTTACGAAATCATCATTTTCTGAAACATATTTTTCAGCAGAAAGGCTAGTTGATCTAACCCAAAAATTTCTTTTCTTTAATTCTCTAGCTAAAAAATGTCCTATAAAGCCATTCGCTCCAGTTACTAAAACTCTCATCAATCCTCCAATACCATATCTGCTAAATCATCATAAGTATTTAATATTGCTTCATAGCCACTAAAATCAGCATTTTTCTTAACTTCATCTAAAGAAGAACTCATTCGATCAACTGTATTAGCTAAAGATCTTTCGTCTTCTGATTCAAAAGTATATCCTATTTTAAACAAATCTATTATCTCATTAAAAGGATATAGATTAGGAACAATTACAGGTAAATTAAAATCTACTGCAATTTTTAGAATTCCACTCCCACCATATTCATAAGATTTTCTATAAGGCATTATAACAAAATCACATTTACTATAGACGCTTTTAATTTCATCATCTCCAATGATTCTATATACAACAGAAGAATTTTCTTTTTCCATTTCAAAAGCCCTTTCTTCTGTATAGCCACCTCCGTGAGCTACAATTAATATGTGTACATCATCATTAATTAAATCCATCGCTTTGCATAAATCTTCTAATCCTTTTGATAATTCGTCTCTACCAAAAAATAAACCTACTTTTTTATTTTTTGGAATTTCTATATCTTCTATTAGTGGAATATCTTCAGTATCGTGTATTTCAGTAATAAGTGGTTCGCTCATAAAAATATATTTTTTTGGATCTATTTTTAATTCTTTCCAATAAGAAGGAGGATCTATTTTATTACCTAACATAGAAATCATTCCAGCTTTTTTAACATATTTATTCTCTATTAATCTTTTAAAAACATTAGCTCTTGATAAAGAACGAGCTGGCTCTCTAAAAGTAGAAAGAAAAGAAATTCTTGGCTTAAAATCTTTCTTTACTTCAAGGTCAGCAAGTAAATGTTCAGGACAAATAATACTTTCTATAAAGGCTATGTCAGCATCTACTTCTTCACAAAAATTAAGATAATCCTCATACACTTGAAAGTGTCTATTTCTTAATAAAAAATTTTCTCTTTCGCTTCCCTTATATTCAATTACTTTGTGACCAAGTTCTCTCATTCTTTTCTTAATGCCTGTGCTTGCTACACCTGCCACAATTACTCGATTTCTATATCCAATTTCATTAACTACAATTGTTTTTTTTCTTCCTGCTGCCATTCGAATCTCCCATTATTTAAATTTTGAAAGAAAGTATTTATTTTCTCAATGCTTTCTATTCTATTAACTCCATAATCTCCCCAACCTTGTGTCTCTATCATTTTTCCAATTTCTACTTTTGGGAATTCATTTATTATTCCATTTGAACAATCTACTATATTAATATTTGGATTAGATGCATAAATACTTAAAAGTCCACTCTTAAAACCATAATAATGTGGGTGGGTATGGGTTCCATTATTGTCATCAATTACAAGTGTATATTTAATTGTATCTACTGGCACATCTGGATCTTTTATCCAATCGCCTTTAACTGGTCTCCAATTAGTTCCTTTAGTTTTTGTGTCATCCTGCCAACCAAAATCAACTCCAGCAATTACTATTGGATTGAATCCAAGAAAAGCAGCTAGTGTAAGAGAATTATTCGCAACACAACCAGAAAATCTAACTCCAATCTTTATCCAAGGAAACATTAAAGGAAAGGTTAGTTCAAAAAATTCATGACCTGGAAATACACGCCTATAATAATATTTATCCCATTTCCAAGATTCTATCATTTTTGGTTCTGCATTTGGATGAGTTAAAAGAGTAGTTCCTTCCCAAGATATTTTTTTATCTAACATTAAGTGCTCATTATATGTACTCCATAAAGAATCAAACGCACACATATACTCAGGCGTTCTTCCCCATTTTCTAGGAACAAAAGCTGTTGACGTTGATGAAAAAATTGGATGCTTCCAATCCTTTAAATAAGGAGCCATTTTATCTAAACTTGGACCAGACCCAAGTATCATACAAGGTCTGTTCATTGGTCTTGGTAAACAAGAAATACAATGATCTCTAGTCTCAAATTCTTTTTTTATGGTTGGATAAACTTCCATAGAATTATTAATCCACTTAGGATACCACTTTGCAAAATATGGATCTTTCATAAACTCTTGATGTGACATTGATTTTTGTTGTAATTGTGGTTGTGGTTGTGGTTGTGGTTGTGGTTGTGGTTGTGGTCGATCTACTTTTTCTTCTGCCATTTAAATATCTAATACCTTATTGTCAGCTCTGTCTATAAATTTTTCACCTTTACGCTTCTCGGCAAAAACAGAAGCTTTTTTTATAGCCAAGTCTCTAATCTTTTCTATTTTTAAAATGTACTTATCTACATTAAGACCACTGGCTATTGTTATATATGCCCTATCATTTACTTCTTCATCTGAATAGGTATTTACTACCCTTCCTCTTAATATTCCAGGAATCATACGAGCATTAGAAACCCTAGTAGAAATTTTGTCAACCACTTCAGTTAAAATGTTATGATATTTATCTACATCTTTTATTTTTCGATCAACGAACATTGCTATTAAACAATTCTTAGTTTCCTTGTCAAGCTTCCCATATTCAAATTTAGGCATTCCTTCTTCTAAAAATGTATTACTGATGTCAATAAATCCTCCACCAAATACAACACTATTTAATTCTGATTGATCAAGTGTTAATGGAGAATACTCATCAGAAGAATAATTTTTAATCATATTAATTATATAATCTACTCTCTTTAGAATATACTCATTTATTTCATTCCAGTCATTACCAATGGTTTTTCTTAATTTTTCATTATCAAATATGATAACAGAAACATTTTGAATGATTGGCATTAAACTATTAAGTGCCTGAACAGAATTAGCTAACGGTGGATTTATTTCTTTCTTATAAGGAAGTACTGTAACTAATAAAACTTTATTATTGTTTCTTAATAATATTCTTGAAATGGGATTTAAGCAAGAACTCCCACTACCGCCGCCAAGAGAAGAAAATATAATTACGTTCTCTCCTTCTATTGGCTCACAAATCTCTTCAAGCTCATCAAATGATTTTGACCAAATTCTTGCCCCTGTTTTAAAACGTTTAGAGGCACCTTCCTTTGAGAAAGAATAAACTTCTTTGTCTTCAAAATTTACTGTATCTTGATGAGCTGTGGAAATAAGTATTGATGATTCTGGACTAAATTTTGATGCTAGAAGCATTCCCGTATTTCCAATTCCCATTGTTATCATATCAGCTCCTCTTTTTTCTCTTCTATAAACTCTACTAAAGGTTTAAGATAACCTATAGTTCTTTGACTTTTCATTCCTCTTTCAAAAGAAGTAAGATTTCCTATTGTTTTTAATGTTATTTCCATTGTAGTAATCATAGTCTCTAAAGAAATTAAACCTTTCTCTATTTCTTGTTTAGTATGCATTAATACCCCGCTGACTTTTTTATTTGTTGCAGTTTTGAATTGTATTCATTGAATGCTAATTTTGTTCTAGTTTCCAATTGTTTTCTCAATATATCATTTGCCTTTTTTTCTAAAGAATCCAAATGTTCCTGAGTAAATTGCTCAAATTCTTTTTCAATAGTGAATACAGAACTAACGTCAATAGACTCATATTGCCTTCCTTGCATCTTTACGCTAATCATTCCACCCATTGTTATTTTTGTTTTTCCATCTTCCATTAAATATCTCCTTAAATAAATTCTTTGTCTAAAACTTTTTTCATTTTATTTTTTATTTTATGATTTCTAAATATAGCCGCTCTCTTTGTCTGTATCTCTTCTTTACTCATTATCTCTTCCCTATCGCTCTCTTCAATAGAATAAAAAGACTTCGTAATAACAAAAAGGATAGGATTAATATTTCGTCTTTTAAGCTTAAATAATATGGATTTGTCATTAATGAAATCCTTAAAGTTTGGTTCTCTATTACCATTCTCTTCACTCCATTTTTTCACTATTTTATAAGTAGAAACAAGACTCATTGCCAATGAATCATCTGTATTCTCATTATTAAATCTATGTTTATACTCTTGAAATGTATCAAAGGCTTCTTGCCCAATTAATTGAGTTGGAAACCTTTTTCCATGTTTTTCAAATTGACAAGCTACCCAAGTATAAGCATTCCAATCTTCAAGATTAGAATACATATCAGCAGCTTTGAAAAAAAACTTCCACCATTTAGACTCCTTAACACTATGATACTTATAGAGAGGATATCCAAATCTTCTATAAAAAGAGTTAAATGCTTCAGACAATTTAAGAGCCTCTTTTTCTATCTTTCTCATGCCTTTTCCTTAATAAAAGAAATGCTTTCTCCCAATCTATTTCAGCTTTCGAAAAGAAACATATTATTTGCTTATCATCTAAAGGACATTCAATAGTTTTTCCAAAATAAAGCTTAAAAATTTCATCTCTTATATCTTCAGGGATAGTGTTAGCAGAACACGTTTCACAATTCCTATTCATTTAAATTAATATATAATATTGTTTTTATTTCGTCAAGTTTATTTGTAAAGGTAAAAATGTATAACGGAGGAAATAATGAAACTTGTAGAATTTATCGATAAGCTTAAGAATTTTAAGCCTGGAGAAGAAATTACTGATATGCCGGCTCACAATAAAATAGATCCAACTAAGTGTTCTATATGTAGTAAAAAGTTCAAAGAAGAGGAAAAGAGCGAAATTGTTTCCGATGTTAGCGGTACATTGTTTCATAGAGCATGCTTTGATAATGCTGCTGGTAATGATACAATAAAAAATAGACGTACTGATAATCAACTCCCTTATAAAGTTAAAGAAGATTCAATAGAAGAAAGTATTAGAATTGGCACATTACATCCAATCAAAACAAAATATGTAATAAAAGAACTTGAAAAGATTCTAACTAAATTAAAGGGTATGGGTATAGTAGAAGGATATTCTGTTAAAAAAATAACTGGACAAATTCCAGTTAAAATAAAAGGAATTAGTCCATCATTTAAAATTTCTTTAACTAAATTCAATCCATTATCATTAACTAAACAAGACAAACAAAAAGGTAGAAGAATGAAGCTAAAGAACTCTTTAATTGGTAAAATAAAAACTCCTGGTAAATTGTTTAAATTTAAAGAATATGGTTTTTATGAAATATTTAAGACCTTTATTGATTTTGTACAAGATTATGTTATAGAAAATAAAGAAACAATAACTAACTCAAATGAATTACTAGATAAGTTACCAAAGGCTAGAACATTCGTTAACTCTATTAAGAAAATAGACAATGAAGAATTTGAAATAACTGCTGATATTTCGAATACAGAATATTAAATTCCTTTTTCTTGTGGTGTATTAGCACTATTATTTGCACCACCTATAGTTCTAGTAGTCCCAACACCACTTTTAAATGCTGGTTTTTTTGGAACATTAGCCCCAGCTAACCTAGCTTGTAAGTCTTTAATAGTTTTATCTCTATCTGCTATTTCTTCATCTTTATCTGCTATTTGACCTAGAATCTTTTTTACTTCAGATTTCATTGCATCTAAGTCAAGTGATAATTCTTCGCTTACTATGTCTTCAAAATTCATTATATATAATCCTCATCTTCTATCATAGGTATAAATTCCGTTCTGCCTTCAACTTCTTCCACTGGTACAACTTCTACACCGCCAGCTTGCATTTCTCCATCACCTAAGTAATCATCTATTGCTGGTTCAACATGTACATAGATTACCTTGTCAGGTTCTGTTTCATCGGGAGAAGCAGTTACAGCTTTAGGACCATCGATAGTTGTAGTGATTTCCTCTACAGCAACTGGTTCTTTTTCTAAAGTAGGTTGTGAAATTTCAACTTCTTGAACTACTTGAGTAGGAACTACTTTCCTTGTATATACTGGAGTAATTGGAAGTAAGGAAACTGCTGTGCCGTTATTCATTGATTCTTTAGCGGATGGTCCCTTTAAACTAAAGTCATTCATTCCCTTAGTTACGCTTTTTCCTGACCTGTTCCAGCACAGAACATTCTTCCCTTCAACTAAATAAGGAGTCAAGAGTTCACCAGTGATTGTTTTATTTACTTGATTGAGTCTAAGCATTTTTTACTTCCATAAGTAAGTTACTTAATTTATTTTCTACACCTTCAGCTTCTTCTTCTTCGGGAACTTTAAACGCTCCTTGTGAATGAGCGACACTACCTATTTCTATTTTAAATAAAGTTGCATTACTGCCCTTGCCAGTTATAGCCATTTGTCCTGGAGACGTTCTTTTTACTTTAAACGGGGCAAAACCTGGTAACCATTTAATCTTTCTAACTTGGGTTTTTGATGAAGCTCCAGCTGCATTTAAATAATATGTATATTTATCTATAACTAATCCATCTGCTTGTAAAATATCCATTAATTCTTCAAAACTTAATTCTATAGTTCCCTTAATTTTAAGGCCTTGAAGTTTCTTGAAAATTTCTTTATCTTTTAGATTTTCTAAAAAAGTTTTAGGACTTCTTTGCTTTCCAACTATTCTTGCATCTGTTTTAGCTTCAAATTTCACTTTGCTTATTTTTTTTGGAACATCAAACATACTTCTTATATTCTTAGCATCATCATTTTCAACTGTTCCAAAGTGAAAAACATAATCTGGGAAGGTTCCTACGCCATTTGGTTCATGTTCATAATAAGTACCACCAGCTACTTCTGGTTTAGTACTTGTATTTGGTGCAACTAACTTAATAGATAAAACTTCGCCAACTATTTTTTTTATATTAACAGAAAGGCTCTTTTTTTCTGGATTTGTTAACACTCTAAATGTTTTACTTAAATCATCAGTAATTTCCGCAGCTATTTTCAAATATAATTGTCTTATATTATATGATTCATTTATAAATTTATCCAATAAAACATTAGAATCTATTACTTTTTCTATAGATTTGTTTACTGCTTTTTTAAAATCTAAAAATTTACCAATTTCATTAATCTTAATACTTTCTCTTTTTGATACAATAAAAGCTTTAATTTTTTTTCTATTATTATCTGTAATTTTAGCTGCTACATAAGCTTCAGGTGGTTCTAAAATTACAGCATTTGCATATATTTTAAAATCATTTCTTCCTTCAAATAAATTTTTATTATTAATTAATCCAGTTAAAACTTCTTGAAGATTAGAAGAAAATTCTTCCATTGTACTTTTAATAACAGCCTTTGGAACAGTTTTTGCTGAACCATTAACGCCATTAATCATAGAGTCTATTTTTTGTATTTGTAGTAATGTAATCATAGAGTCTATTTTTTGTATTTGTAGTAATGCTTTTGGTTTCTGCGCTTCTATAGTACGCACAAGTTCTGAGATGTACATATTATTATCTTTACTATTTTTTTCTTAGATGATGAAGATACTCTGTAGTAGAATCAGCTTTATATTCTCTATTGCTATCAGCCTTATATCTTTTATAATCTTCTTTTGTAAATAAAGAATACTCTCCAAATCTTTCCATAATACTTTTTATGACAGGAATAGACATTAATCCTTCATTATTGTAGGAAAGAAAAATATGCTCCGCTTTAGCATTACTTATCAAATTGTTAAAAGATTTCATTACAGTTCTTTTACTACAAAAAGCAGATTTGTTGTAAATTTCTGGTAATCCGGTTACTCCCTGTGGCTCAAACTTTTCTTTTCTTGAAATAGTATTTAATAAGTGATAATTAGCCCCATATTGTCTTGAATTATATGGTGGATCTAAATATAAAATATCACAATCATATGAACCAACTATCGCTTCTGCGGGTTCTTGAAAGACTTTATTTTTATCATAAGGAGAAACTGTAAAAGGAGAAGGTTTTAAGACAAGTTCTTTAATGGCCGTACTTTTAAATTTTTTTAAGTATGCTCCATAAACAGAAGTTGTATTTGCCACCCTATCTGCTGATTCTATTAGAGAGGCTAATAGATGTACTCTTTCGCCAACTCTTAAAAATGAGTTAAACATATCTTCTCTCATAGCATCTATTTTTTTGGCGTTCTCTTCAGTAAAATACATTCTTCCACCAGCTGGTGAATAATGTCTCCATATAAAACCTTCCGTTGGTTCTAAGTTATTTAATCTATCAAAATTTAAATCATGTAGCCCATCATACTGTTCTTGTTGTAACAATAGATTGTAGTTTAACATAAGACTATAATATTCAAAATCATTAGCATAAACAGATTTTACTTTATTATTAAAATAACTTCCTACCGCGCCCGTACCCGCAAACAAATCAAAGAAAACCTTATCAGAGATATCTCCAACCGCTTCTTTTATTGACTCCTCTAAAAATGACAACAGAGAAACTTTACTTCCTATATAATTCATTTACCTATTTGCCTAACCATCCTTTTAATCTTGAAATCACTTTCAGTCCAATCTGGTTGCCCAAAGACAACACTATCATTATTCATATAAACATTTATTAAGAATAACTTATCTCTAACAACATTTTCTTTAACGTGCTTCCAATAAGATTGAAATACTGGAACTGATATTTCTTTCCCTGTTTGATCTTCTATGTTAATGAAGGCCATTTCGTTTCCATTCTTATCATTGAAACTTCTAATGGAATTTATTATCACAGGAATCTTCATAGAACGATCACCAACATCTTCTAATGTAGGATAAACTACTTTCATATCCATTAATTTCTTAACAGCCTTAAGAACATTGTCAGTGAACAAGGAAGAAAAGACCTTTACGCCAAAGAATGTTTTCTCGTAATTTACTAAATCTTCCATTGTAGTTTCTATAGCTGGAAGTGAATCTATAATTTTTTTAGACTCTTCATAGATAGCCATAAGCTTTTCTTCTAACTTATTAGACTTCTTTCTTTCCCAAAATATTTTAATTGTTTGTAATACTTTCTTTCTATTCTCATCTTGCCAATCAAAACATCCAGTGGATATTAAGGCTTCTATAACTTTAATTGTCATAGTTCTTCCTCTAGTTCTAACATAGAAATCTACTATAGATTTAAACTCACCGTTCTTTCTTTCTTCAAGAATAGTAGTTGTCGCTTTTTCACCAACAAATTTAATATCATTTAAACCAAATCTAATATTTCCATTATCCTCTGGTTTAAAGTGAGAATCTGATTTATTAATATCTGGCGGGAGGATTTCAATTCCTTGCTTACGTACAGAATTAATTCTGTCTGTTAGATATTTATCTCTATCCATTTCATAAGTAAGCACTGATGAATAAAAATATTCTCTAAAGTAATATGATAAATATAATGTAATGAGAGCTATATATGAATAGCTTGTAGCGTGTGATTTATTAAATGAATAACCAGAAAAAGCTTGCAAGTCTTGAGATATTTTAGTAGCCATAGATTCATCAATTCCAAGTTTGCTTGCTCCACGAATAAACTTTTTTACTGTTTTATTCCAAGCCTTTACATCATCTTCTGCCTTCTCTGCTTTACTAAGTTTTTTCATAAGACCACGAACACCATCAGCTTCATCAAGAGTAAATCCACCTATCTTGTGGAACGTTTCAATTATTTGCTCTTGATAAAGAAATGTGTAATGACTTTCTTTAAGAATTTCTTCTACTTCTTTTGGATATGGAGAGATTCCACTTTCTTTTCTTTCTACATAATATGGAGCACAAGTTTCAAGTGGGCCTGGACGGGCCATAGCATTAATAGCTATAATCTCTTGAAAATTTTCTGGCCTTACTTCATTACAAAGTCTTTCCGCTGTATTACCATTTAACTGAAATATACCAATCTTATCTGTATTGTTTGCCTCCAAATATAAGTTGCTATCTTTTTCGTCCAGCTTGTAAATCCATTTCTCTAAGTCTGTCTTGGTACATTCTTTCAAGATCGTTATCACTTAACCCTTTCTCCCAATAAATTACTTTAAAATAATTTTTTTTAAGTCCTATAGTTTTTTCTATATAATGTCTATCTATCAAATTTTGAGTTGTTTTAATAGATTTTTCAGTAAATGCCGTTTCATCTTTGTTCATCCAATCATTATTTTTTCCCTTACTAAATAAACAATGTAAAGTTAAAAAATTTATTCTTGGAGAAATAAGCTTAACTCTTTCTTTAGAATATGTCAATCCAGGTCCTAAAATTGGTTCTGCTTTTTTAAGTTTTGAATGTATCTTATTTACAATATCTCAAGTCATATTATTCATGCGCTTCTGCATATCTATTAGAAACATTTTCATTTCTATAGACTTCAAAGTCTACCATATCAAATGGCATAAAATACGCAATTTTTTTTCTATTTCCTTCTTTCCTTAAAATCTCAAGTATTCTAAATGTTGAGTTCTTCCAAATGAAACTGAATATATTTTTCGTACCATCAACTTTTCCTTGATCTATTTTTTTGTAAAAGTTTTCCGCACACTCCTGTTTCATATCAGCAAGTAACTCTGGATTATATACATTATAATTTTTAATTAAAATGAATTCAGCAATTTTATAAACCTTATCGAATACGTACTCCCAATCTTCTCTAACAAATCTACTTTTTAATTCTTCTTTATCTATATCAAGCATCACACCTCCGAATAACTTATTTTACTAAGTAGGTAATTTTATGTCAAGAAGTGTAATCAATAATTCAAATTCTTTATGCAATTTTCCAGCTTCAAATCCTATTTTAGAAACATTTAATTCTACATCTTCTAAATGTTCCTCTAAAGCATTCAATGAACCTTGCATATAAGAAAATTGTTCAACCACCATTCTTCCTACTTTAGCGTTATTTATCATAATTTAATCCTCCCTGTGTAATCTTTAAACCTTTCATATTTCCTATCAGAACATCCTCTTTCGTGATTAACTATACAAATACCATCATTTCTACATAAAATTGATAAATATTTTTTATCATTAAGATTATTTTCTATTAAAATTTTAACATATACTGATTCTAATCTTGATAGAAACATAAACCCCAAAGCTTTAAATTTTAAATTTCCTCTATATTTTAATATAGGTGTTGCTAAACCTTTACAATTTGCGATTTTCTCTTCCCCCAAATTCTTTCATGATTTGTATATATACGTCCATCATAATTAAAATTATTCTTACTTATATCAATATTTAAATAATTGTACATTCTGCTTCCATCATGTGCTTCAGCATCAACATTAAGAAAAACTCTCATGGTTTTATAAGTCAATCCTTTATTTTCTGATGCTCTATAAGCAGCGGAAAATAGAATGCCAAGCATTTTAAGTTTGTCATTTGATTTAACATAGTCAGTTTTTTTCTTAATATCATTAGTATTTCTTGATCTTCTGTAACAAGTATAAGTTCTTCCCCAAGAATTTGTTCTTTGGTAATACGTTCCCATTTATAATTTCTCAATCTCCTTATCTAAATAGCTCTGAGGAACTATTTTCTCTACACCATCTTCATCTATAAGAAACATTTTCTCATTTATCATATTAATAGTATTTCTAATTACATCCAAAATAGATATTGCAAGTATGTCAAACTTTACAACACCCACTTCGTCAAGAACCTGCTCTTGACTACTTTCAGGAAACGCCGTAACAACTTCCCCCGTAACCCTATCAACTGGAATTCTGTTATAAACGCTCTCATCAAGGATGACGACTCCACCCGCATGCTTACCTCCCTGTCTTATTTTATTAACAAAGTATGGAGTCATATCAAGTATTGATTTATGATTTAAATAAAATTGATAAATGTCTGGACTATTTTCTTTTAAGTTAACTAGATTAACTTCCCAAGTTAAATCAGGCTCTAAAGCCTTAGAAAATTTATTAGATTCTACATAGTCTACTTTGTAAACTCTAAGTAAATCTTTTACTGCTGCCTTAATACCTAATCTATTAAATGTTCCTACATGCAAAACTCTGTCTTCGCCATATTTATCAAATAGATAATCTTGAATTTTTTGTTTTCCAATTGGATCAAAATCTAAGTCTATGTCAACTCCACCAGAACTACCAGTTTTTACATATTTATATTCCCATTCTTCATCTTCTACTTCATCTGTAATTCCCATTAGATATGGAATTATATATCGAGCCTTAACTTTACTAGAGTTTTCTTTTAAGTACTCAAATAAATTAATTCCATTATCATAATATCTCTTTGCATATATAAGTTCTTTCTTATATTTTTTCTGCAATTCTTCTGCCAGGCCATTAGCTTTTTCATCAAGATAACTCTTGAACTTTCTAAATGTTTCCATTAATTTATTATAACATTCCTATTCTTTTTTTGCAAATTAAACATAGTTAATTACTAAATCAGGAGAGCGAGACTCTGACATAAACCTTTCAAATAGCAATCCTCTCTTTATTGGATCTAAACTATGGATGCCAAGAGCATAAGCCAATAAACTTCCACCTACTGAGCCTCTGCCAAATCTTCCGTAGATTCCTTCATTTATAGAAAATTGTGTTATATCTTCTACTATAAGAAAGTAACTAGCAAATCCTTTTCTTATTATTACTTCTAATTCTTTAGCTAATTGTTTCTGGTATTCTTTAGGAACTTCTTTATAATCATCAACTTCAAATCTATTCATTAACCCTTCTTTTCCTTTTTTAATGAGAAGGGCATCATCGTTATCTGAAACTGTTGGTAAGAAAATCTTACTTCTCTCAGGTATAGTAAAATTACATTTGTCTGAAACTGCTAGTGAATTACTACAATAAGATAATATATCACTCTCTGGATAATTGAATCCAAATTTTTTATTAAAATCAAGATAATCATCTATATCATGATAATGTAAAAATTTACTTTCTAGCTCAAATTTAAGATTATCTATGGTTGCTTTATCTCTAATAGCTATAGCTAAAGTTTGAAGCTTATCTTGTCCTTCATCTAAGTAATGAACATCACCAGTCATTACAATTGGAATGCCGTGTTTGTTCGCCATCCTAATCATAAAATCATTAACGACCTTCTGTTCCTCAAGTTCATTTAATTGAACTTCGGTATAAAAATCATCACCAAATTCTCCAACCATCATTACATATAATTTTTCTGCAACGTCTTCCTTCTCTCCAAGAACTAATTTTGAAACTGGATTTGCTATACAACCAGTTCCAACAACCAATCCTTCCTTATGTTCAAACAATTCTTTTAATGTTATTCTTGGAGAATAATAAAAATGTTTTGAGTCATTCATACTCAAGTAATTAAGTTTTAATAAATTATTATAACCAACTGGATTTTTAACAAGAAGTATGATATGCTGAGTTTTAGTTCTCTTTCTTTTTCCTTTATCGTCTATTACTTCAAGTTGATTTGTTAAATACATTTCAACTCCAAGTATCGGCTTTACATCATACTTCTTACATTGAGTTTGATGTTCCCAGAAACTACTTATTCTTCCATGATCTGTAGTTGCTAAAGCTGGGTGATTTAATTCCATTGCTCGTTGTGCATAATCTTCTGGTCCTGCTATAGCATCTAATCTAGATCCTATATGATTATGACAATGAAGTTGTACGAATGACACTAAGCGTCCTCCTGTTTATTAACATAATCTATTGTATTGTTTTATGCAATTTTTGTCAATTAAACAATAGTGCGTTAGTTATAGTAAAGATAAAATTGATTACTACATGGAGATTAATATGACAATAAATGATATCTTAATAGAAGCAGCCTATTCGATATTTGATTTCAAAGGAACTAAAATAAAATCTGTAAGCAACAACTTTGATGCAGCTAATAAATTTCTTAGACTTGTTGATAAGAGTGAAATAAATAAGATTAAAATTAATAAAAACTTTAGAGCATCAGGAAGAGGAGAAAACATTCTATCTGCCATAAACATTATGGCTAAAGTTAGTCGTAAGTTGGGTTCTAATTATGGTGAAGGAAAAGTTAATCTAGCTAATGAAACATTGGGTAGATTAGAAATTTCCTTTCCTGATTCAAAAAAAGAAGTAGCCCAAGATAAATTTTATAAATTAACTCAACAGGGATTTGACGATAAACACGAAAGAGATAATTTTAGTAATGATACAAAAAGTACAGAAGGAGAGGAAGGTACACCTGCTGGAAAAACTACACAAGATCCAACTGTAGACCCTAAAGCAAATGCTGGAGCTACTCAAGCTGCTCCTACTCAAGCTGCTCCTACTCAAGCTGCTCCTACTCAAGCTGCTCCTACTCAAGCTGCTCAACCTGCCCCAGAACAATCTAGGGCTAAAGCTCCTGCATCTATAGCAGAGCTTATATCCTTAAAAGATAGAACAGTTGATAAAATACAGAAAAATTTAGATGATCTCGCAGCAGATAATTCTCTTGGCGGGAAAACTAAATTTAATAAGACTAAGAATATCCTAAAGACTTACCAAAAACAAATGGATAAGCTTATTGAAAAAGCTAAGGCTGGTCCTAAAAATGCTGGTGCTGCTTTTAATAGTGCAAGTTCAGTATCAAGAATTGCAGAAGCTCAAGCTGTTAAAGCTGGCCTTAAAGGTGCTATTGGAAGAACAGTATTAAAGGGACGAGAAACAGGACAGGCCATTAAGAAAGCAGGACGGGGTATTACTGATAAAGTTGGCAAAGCTCTTGATAGTGAACAAGCAGAAAAGGCAAGACGGGCTTATGGCAAGGTAAAAGAAAAAGTAGTGCAAGCTACTGATAAGAGAATGGGGAAAGCTGGAGAGAGAATGGGGAAAGCTGGAGAGAAAATTGGTAAATTTGCTGAGACTCAACCACTTAAAACTGCTGCTGAAAAAATAAAGACAAAAACAGCAGCCGGCATAGCTAAGACTAAAGAAGCTGTAGGAAAAGCTGTAGGAAATGTAGCTGATAAATTTGGAAAGAAAAGTACGGTTAAAACACCACCAAAAGAAGGAATATTAAAAACAGCTGAAACACTACTTTCTCCAAAAGAACAAAAAGATAAAGATGAAATAATTAGAAAATTAGCTCAAGAAGCTAAGGAAAGAAAATTAGCTAAGAAAAGAAAGAGGGCAGCCGGCATTAGACAAGTTCCAGGTGTAGAAAGAATTGTTAGTTAAAGTTTAAGTTTTCAACAATGTCTTCATCATCTTCATCTTCATTATTAAAATTAACATCATCTTGTATAACATGATCTTCATCAATAGATGGGAAATGTAACATACTTTCTTGATTCTCACCAACCATTGCAGAAACATCTTCTAAATCTATAGAAATGATTCCATTTGTGGTAATTCCATTATTAGACATTTTAATAAGTAAATCTTTTTGTTCACCTTCTGGTTCTAATAATGCTTTTGTGAAAGCAAACCAATTATCTCTAAAAAAATTAAACATATAGCTTATTTGAAAAACAAATCCATTTTTTAAAATAATAGTTCCTTTACTGTTATTATAAGAACGTCTTTGTTCTTTTGAAACAAGCTCTTTAACATAATCCATTATGTCGCTTTCTTTTTTTTCCATAAAGTTATCTTATCGAAATCTTACTAAACCCCTTAGAATTTTTTCTAAGGTATATTTGATTAGCAAAGTTTTCTTTATATTCCTCCCTATGAGAAATTACTATAATGGAGTTATCTTCTGATAAATTATTTATAATATTGAGAACCGATTCCACTCCATCAGAATCAAGATTCATATCAAGTATTTCATCAAATACGAGTAAATTAACTGATGACGAAAAGAATATTTTTACTACCATAAAAAGTGAGAACGCAATAGCCAATTCAAGTCTAGTCTTTTCTCCAGATGAAAAAGTAGTAAAAGGAACTACTGATCCATTAACAGAGATCTCTTCTTCTAAATCCTTACTGAAGTTAATTACTGTATCCTCGCTGAAGAAAAATGGAAGATAGAAATTTACCTTCTCATTGAATACATGAAGCATGTTATCTATAATATATTTTTTAACACCAACACTTTTGTTTGAAAATAACTGTTGGAGTACATTATAGTGATTATCCTCAAGAGTATTTTGTGCAATTTTTTTATTAATTTTCTCTAATAAGTTATTTATCTTTAAAATTTTATTATTCATTTTCTCTACATAACTTTTATCATATGTAGATGTAGCTTGAGCATTTATGATTTTAACTTCATCTTTTATCTCTTCTAATCTTTGATAAAGATTATCAATATTTTCTTTTACGGCATTAAGATATTCTGTATTATAAGCAGAGCTTTCATATTCACTATCATCAATAAACCCATAAGACATCTCATTAACATTATCAATGATATTTTCGTTAATTTCTTCTGCGTGTATTATTTCTTGTTCCTTTAATTTAATATCGACTCGCTCATCTGAAATTTTCTTAACTAAATCATTTAAATAATCTTCATTATATTTAGACGCTGAAACGTCGTCTTCTAATTTAGAATTTTCTTCTTGTAATTCATTCCAAGAATTTTGATTTTTTTCTGTTGCTTCTGTTTTCTTAAGATTTAGTTTATCTATTTCGCTAAGAATATCAACATGCTTTAATTCTTTCTCTGTTAAAATTTTTTGAGTAAATTCTATTTCTACATCTTGACCACACATTGGACATTCTTCAGAATGCTCCCTTAATTCTTTTATCTCATTTTCTATTTTTTCTTTTTGATCTTTAAGCTTTTCAATGTCTTTCTGTATTATTTTTTCATCTATTGTAGATTCTCTAATATACTTCATTCTTAAACGTATTTCTTGATTCTTATGTGTTATTCTTTCTTGTTCAGAATTTTTCTTTTTCTCTACTTCTACATCAATCTTTAATAATTCATCTAATACTTCATTCATATCAGCCAATTCATTAGATAGGCCATCAATATTTTTTAGATTAATATTTTCTGAATCTATTTTTTCTTGAATCTCTTTGTTTGTTTTTTTAGCTGTATCTGACAATTCATTTTTTAAAAGTTCTTCATCTACACTTATATGTTTAAAAGTAATTAAATCATTGCCAATTCTAGTTGACTCTACTGATAGAGCATCTTTGCTTTCTTTTAATTCAAGTAATTTATTTTTTGATTTCTCTTTATATTCTGAAATTGTTTCATTGGTAAATTCTATTTCATGATTACACTTACTTTTCTCTAAAATATTTTCTTCTAATTTACTCTTAATAGGCTTTCTCATTTCCTTTATCGTATTGTGATAAAGTTGAATTTCTTTTAAGGATAATATATTTTCAAAAATCTTAAGCCTGTCAGATGGTTTTGATCTTAAGAATGAAATATAAAGTTCACTAGAGAATATAATACTTGAAACCATAGCATTATAATTAATCTCAATTATATCAAGAATTAATGTTTGAGCTTCGTTTGCTGTTCGAGGAGATATATTTTCCTTACCTCTAAATATAAGTACGCTGTTTTTATGAACTTCATGATTACGATATCTAATGATGCTATAATTATCATTACCAGTATCAAAATTAACTTCTACTTTACAATTTGTTTTTGTTTGTCTATTTATTATATCGTCTGCGTTAGAAAGACTTTTCCCATACAATGACCATATGATAGCATCAACAAACGTAGTTTTTCCAGCACCATTTTCTCCAAGCAAAAGCCTGGATTCATTTACATTTAAATCTATTCGAGTTTCATAGTCACCATATGACTTAAAATTTTTTATTTCTATCCAATTAAATATCATTTTTAATTATACCTTAAAATAATTTGTTGAGTGCCAATTAGATCCACCAATAGAATTAACTGAATATCTTCCAGTCGTCATTTTACTTGGCAATGGTTCAATAGATGGAAATGAACTTATAATTATAGGTGGAAATGAACTTTCATCATAAAACCATATTTCTAACAAATTTTCATCCTTATTAAACTCAAAAGAATCTCTAACAAATTCTTTACAAAACATACAACCTAAAAGAATTAATTTTCTATTTCCTTTATCTATTACTTTCTTCAATCCCCCAAGTCCAAACTTCTTTTTCATTGGAACTGCTATTCCAGCTCCCATTATAGCACCATGAAAAGGTGGATATTCTTCAGGTGAAGTTTTCTCAATTTCATTATACAACTTCTTCCAAAACTTTGTCAAAAATTTTAAGCAGCTCATTGTTGTCTATTCCTTTCTCGCTAACCTTGCCAATATATTCTTTAATTATTTCTTTGGTAGATGATACATTATTTATTTTTTTTCTCTCGCTAAGACTAATTTCTTCTTTCTTTTCAAAAATTGGAACAACTTCTATCGCACCTCTGTCAATAAGAATTTTCTTAAGCTTAATGAAGTTCTCAATCTTCTCATCTATATATACTCCAACAAATTTATTAGACGGATCAAAACTTTTAAACTCTTGAATATCTATTTTCGTATAAGTAGGAGCACCGTCATATTGCACAAAATTCCAGCTCTCATCATCTGATTCCAATACAACAAATCCCTTGTTTATTCCCATCTCTCCATAATTTAATTGAATTGGAGAACCAACATAAACTATATTACGTTGTGTTTGAAACCTGTGAAAATGACCAGTAAAAACTAAAGAGTACTCACTAAAAGTATTTTTTTTAAATGCAAGCTTTTCAGTTGAGTGATATGCGTTGTCAAAATTAAAATCAGCTATCGGGATATGAGTAAATAATATTCCTTCGTGATTTTGAACATCTTCTTCTTTTTTTGTATAAGAAAGAAAGTTAAATTTCCCCCTGCCTTCATCATATTCAGATTCCTTTACTACATGACCAAGAGGTTTAAATGTTTCTACTATACTATCATTATTTACATTATAAATATCATGATTTCCAAGAAGAAAAGTAAATGTAATTCCCTCTTCTTTCATTTGAAAGAACTTCATAAAAAGAGGAACAAATGCTTCGTTCTTTATATTAGAAGATTTATCAAATATATCTCCCATGATAATGATGTTACTTATATCATTTTCCTTACAATAACCCCTTAGATAATCTAAGTAATCTAATATGATATTTGTGGTGATTCCTTTCTTAACATGAAAGTCACCTGTTAATAAATATTTCATTAATAATCCTTTATTGACCAGTAATACGATGGTTCTAATCTATATACTTGTTTTTAAAACAAATTTCCTAATTGATGAAGTTTATCAATTCCGTTCGATAAATTTATATCAAAATAATAATATTTATTATTTTCATCTAAATAAACCAAGGTTTTCTTTTTTTTATTATCTGAATACTTCATCTTAAATCATAACCATGAACAGACACTTCTCTTATTTCTTTAAGTAAAGCAGATATTTCATCTCTTGCTTTATTAGCAATTTCTGTAACTAATATAGATCCATCTTCTCTAGCAAGATCTATTAAATTAATATCATACTGACCTAATGCATCAGTAATTACTTTAATCTGTCTTTCTGTAACCTGTAAATTATATTTCATATCGATTTTCCTACTTGTTCGTGTGTTCCAGTCCAATAACCCTTAGTCACTTGTTTTAAAAACAAATTTCCTAATTGATGAAGTTTATCAATACCATCTTGTTGATTTTCATCAAAAGAAAAAACTATACCATCTCCAGTTTCAAAAATGAAAGATCTTGTTTTTGAAAGCTTTTCCATTGGTAAAAAAAAGGTATCCTCGTTAATAATCATATGTATCTAAAAATGCCATAAAAGAATCAACTCCATTATTTTCTATATGATATGACATTTGATGTTCAATATACAGCATTTTTTCAAATATTTCAACTGTCCATTTTAAATCTTCTTGCTCTTCAAGAATCATTAAAAGAGCATCTGCATATTCTTGTATTTCTTTTTGCGCGTGTTCGTGAGAACGAAGGGTAATAAAATTGGCTAAACTTCTAAAATTTACAGTCCAAAAGAACTCCGTATATTGTCCTACTGGCATTACTGTACGAGCTTGTTCTCTTGCCACTCCTTCATCTAAAGCAAGGTCATAAAAATGTTTTGCTTGCTTATAGGCATCATTCATCACTCTATTGTATCTATTTGTTTGATCTAAAATTTCAAATGCACCCAAGCTTCCTTGAGTATTTTTATCATCTTGCATTCTCCATTCATTAGGCTCATAACATTCCCATTCAAATTCTTTATATCTTGCTGACGCTTCATTGAAGGAACCAATACGATGTCTAAACCATTGTCTTGCAACAAAGATAGGACACTTAACATGAAACTCAAATACTACTTTCTCAAATGGAGTTTGATGTTTATTCTTCCATAAATAAGAAATCAATCCTTTATCTTTCTTATCTCCTTTGGAGGCTCCACCACCAGTCGAAACTCTTGCAGCTTGACAAACTCTTAAATCGTTTCCCATTCTATCCACCAAACAAACCCAGCCTTTATCAAGAACATTCACCTTCATCATATCTTAAATAATCTCCTTATAATAATCCCAATAAAAACCACCAGCGGTTTTTCTTCTTCCGTTTAAACACTCACTAGTTGTCATTTATTCTCCTTTTGATTAATAATACAAGAAATATTATTCTTTGTCAATTTTGATTAAACCAATTGGTAATATATCATATAATTTATATTCATCAATCAAGTGCCAAATTACTTTATTCCTTTTCTTAATACATTCTATTTTATACAACGGTCTTATATTTTTAAGAGACCAACATTTACTCAATTCATTTGAAGTTATATTCTTATAATCAAAGGCAGAACCTGGAATTATTTTATCTATCCACCAATAAGAACCAAAATTGTTCCAATTCATTTCTATTAAAAACTGTAACTCTAAATGTTTTTTTAGATCATTAAGAGTATAACCTAAAACTCTTTCCCAAATTCTACCAGATTTATTTAATTTTATCGATCTATAAATTGAATTATTTACATTACGATCAAAAATTTTTCTTTCTTTGTGCAATTTGTTGTGCGGGTGTGACACAAATCCTTTCCTACATTCTTTACATATAGATTTATGTTTATTCTTAGAGTATTTATCCTTATGAAATTCAGAAAATTCTTTGTGCAATTTACAACTCGAACAGAGTAATTTTCCATCTTTTATTCTTGATTTACCAAAATCCCCCTTCGGCCTACCTAAGCCTCCTCTTCCACCTATAGTTAAGTTGACTAAATTATCAAGACCTAATTTATCTATAAATTTTCTTTCTTGTTCATAAGCGACGCTTTCAACATCAGTAAGAAATATTTTTTCATGTATTACATTAAAGTCGTCATTTAATATTTGTTTTATTTTATTATACAAATGTTTATTATTAAGTTTCTTTCCTCTCTTCACTTGCCTAACATGATAAGTCATTCTATTATTTGTTCCCTTACCAATATAAAAAATTTTTTCATCTCTTGGGTCTATTAATTTATAAACATAATATTTCATAATAGTATCTTTATAAGTTGTTAAGAGTTTCTCAGACAAAACATAGTCAACTCATTATTTACCATAAAGAATATTAGCTAATTAAATAAAGATACTTATAGAAATTTAACGGAGGAAAAAAATATGGCTTTAGCTTTATCAAGTACAACTTCTTCTACCAATGAACCAATGCGTAAGAATCGCTGGGTAATGCAATTTACAAATATTCCAGGAACTACTATCGCTGATCAAGAAGAAACATTAGCGTTTGCTGCTCATACAGCAGCTAGACCACAAATTACTTACAATGTAATTGAACACCAAAGATTGAATGAAAGATTCTATATTGCTGGTAAACCAACTTGGAATGAATTACCAATGACATTTTTTGATTTTATTGGAGGAGCAACTTCTGTATCTTCAATTCTTTCAGGTTGGAGTGAGGCAATTTACGATCCAGTAACTGGTGCAATGGGATTTAAAAAAACGTATACGACTTCTGGAACTCTTGCAATGTTAGATCCAGCTGGTGGAATTGTTCAAACGTGGAACATGTTCTATATTTGGCCTTATACAGTGGGGTGGGGCGAATTATCATCAGAAGATGATGGCGTAGCAGAAGTATCTGCAACTTTTAGATATGACTATGCAGTAAAGGGAGATGATACTGACACAGCAACTGACGCAGCAAGTGACTAGATAGGATAATATTAAAATTAGCCGCCTCTATTGGGCGGCTTTTTTTATGCATAAAAAAAGGCTACTTCATTTCAGAAGTAGCCCAGCGATATATATAATCTGTTATTTATAGTACGTCTAGTATAAATAGCAGCTAATTTATACTTTACAACATGTACTAAAATACATAAGGATTAATCTATCAAGTCTTCGAAATCTTCCCAGTCCATCTCTTTACAAAGAAGGAAAAGATAACCAATTAAATCAGCTATATCATTTTTTCTTAATCGGTCTGCGTTTGCTACCCTCTTTAGTTTATCATCAAGACGAATCATTATACCATTAAAGGCTTCTGAATTATCTTCTGATACAAACGACGAGAATATTCCCAAAGGTTGAAGAGCTGAATCTCCATATCTCTTGTTCTTTTCGTTCAGCATCCTAATAATGCTATTTCCAATCTTTGTAAAATCTGCCATAATTCTCCTTAAGCCTGATCAAACTCTGCTTTTAATTCAAAACAATGAGGGCATAAATACACTACAACTACACAGTAATCATGTACCCACTTCTCTGCTTTTCCCTAAGTTTTCTTTACTACCATTCCTTCATTATCATCTACTTGAACCATTGGTAGCATTTCGCTATTACACCTATAACATCTAAGCGTTTCAGGAAAACCATTTTGATAAGAAAGCCTTGGGTCGAAGTCCGTTCCATAATTTATTTTCATAAGTAACTATCTCATTATCTCCCATTCTTTATATATATCACCACTATAAATATCAGCAAACTCATCTCTCCAGGAAGCATAACTAGTTTTACTAGGCAATTCTTTTAGCACTTGATCTTCTTTAGATAAAACTAGCGCCATTTTTGTTTTCTCTAAAAATGTACATATACCTTCTACTTCTTTATCAGTAAGATAGTCTATTTTTTTATTCAACAAAAATTTTATATAACCTTTTACTAAATGAGTAGATTTATTCAGCCTTAAACTAGAAAGAATTTTTCTTATTTGTTTTGCTACTATGTCAAATCTTGATTCATTCTTATCAGTAAAAACACCAGTATAATCTGTATTATGTAAATCTCTAGTCTCTATATATTCTTTTTTGAATATTGAAATTGCCATATTTTCTGGAATAAAAGCATAAGAACCTCCGAATTCAAATACCTTAGAAAAGTTGGTATCTCCAGAATTAGATCTTAATTCAGTTTTTTGCTTTGCTGTCCAAGGTGACGTAGCACTATTTAATCTGGCTATAAAATCTTGCATTCCTTGTTCTGTAGAAGGAAGTTCTGCTTTATCTAAAAGATAAAACTCTATTTCAGATGGGATTCCTAAAACTCCATCCTCTTTTAATCTTTTTAAAGCCTCTAATCTATGCTGCCCATCTATGATGTACTTACCATCTGCCTCTTCTGCGACTACCATTGGTATAATGAAACCAGTTTTTGGTATTTCTGTTTTCAGATCTCTCAGTAAAGATTGTTTATAGCCCCTATTGTACTTATAGTGCTTAAAGATATTGAGATTACTTTCTGCCTGGATTGTTCTTCCATTAAGAACAATGTTTGTGCTTTGGTTCATTGTATGAACCTCCTTTACTTTATTCCTTCTTGTAGAAGGTGTTTGCACAATAATATAAAAAAGAAATTTTGTCAATAATAAAAATAAAAAAGCCGCCCAAAGTGGGCGGCTTAAATTAACTATAACGTTTTTTTATTCTGGAATACTTCCAATCACTCCATCAACATAATACATAATAGAAAGTAGTTCTCCCTTATTAGCTCTAGTTCCTTCTGCTACTTGAAGATTGCCTTCATTATCATATATTGGACCTTCGTATGGATCAAAACCTTCTGGTCCTTTTGTTATCATTATTGCATAAAGACTTAGAATGTCTTGTAGAACACCAGTTTTATTCAAAGCAGATTCAAACAAAGGATTAACTGGACTAAGATAATTTCCACCAAGATAGGTAGCCCTCTCTTTCATCAACCACCACATATCTTCATTAGCCCAAGTTCCATTTTTAATACTATTAAGAATCTCTACATACATAATGCCCCAATCAGATAGTTGTCCTGATACAACAGAATCTGGACCGTATTGTTGCATAGGACTATAGTGACTAAACGTATAGATCTGCTTTCCGTTCTCTGTATGTTCTTGTCCCACTTCAATAACGGCAGGTGTGTCTTCTGTAAAAGCAAGAGAATCTACGCCAATAGAGATAAGAGAATTAGCTGCTTCCTTTGCCTTATCAGGACCATACCAAGCATAAGTCCATCTTACATGAACCTCGACATCTGGATTAACTGCTTTAGCTCCAAGTGCAAACGCATTAATGTGTCTTATCAATTCAGGGATTGGAAATGCTGCTACGTAACCCAACTTATTAGTATTAGTCAAAGTACCAGCCATCATTCCATTTAAATAATAAGCTTGATACAAATCACCAAAATAAGTTCCTAGATTTTCTGTTTGCTTGAAACCAGAACAGTGCATAAAGATTACATCTGGATATTTAGCAGCTGCTGCTAAGGTATCATCCATATAACCAAAGCTCGTAGTGAAAATAACAGTTGCCCCTTCTTGCATAATCAATCTGTCTATGATTCTTCCAGCATCACCTTCTGCAACCGATTCCACATACACTGTCTCAAGCCAAGGTAGTTCTTGTTCTGCAAACAATCTTCCTTGATCGTGGGCGTAAGTCCATCCGTAATCTCCAACTGGTCCTACATATACAAATCCTGCCTTGATCGTATCAACATCTTCATTTGCTACTTCGTTGGAACCACCAGCGAACAAAAGAGATGCCGACATTGCCAGCCCAATGAGGGCCGCGAAAAGTTTCTTCATTGAAACCTCCTAATTAATTTTGTTTATTATAATAAATATAAGTTCAGTTGTCAATAGCAAAGCATAAAAAAAGCCGCCTTTCGGCGGCTCCAAGAAGGGGGATTCTTGTTTTTTTCTATTTATTAATTATAATATTATTATTCATTTTTGTCAAGTCGTTCAAAAAACTCCATAACACCTTTCTGAAAATCTTCTTTACCAGCTTCTGCGTTCCTTAAAAGATTTTCATTAGCTTCTTCGTCTGTCATTGGTGGTCCTGTGTTATCTAACGTCCAATAAGAAAGTTTATCTATGCCATTGCCCTTTTCAAATAAACCAGGATACAATGTTGTTATTTCTTCTACGGATCTCTTCTCCAACCTACCCTCCAAAATTCATTTGTGGTATCAACTGCTTAAATGTTTCTTGAGCTTCTGGACTTAAATTTCCTGTTCCAGGAGTAGCTTTGTCCATTACAATAAACCCACCAGGAGTTAAACCTTTTACGTCTTCTAATGTATTTACGTTTTTAAAATTACCTTCTGCGTCAACAAACTTAACGCCCAAATCTTTTAATTCTCCTCTTTGTAAGAGAAAATCAATTACAGTTCCAAAATCATCAGCATTAGCATCTTTATGTCTATTAATAAAAGCTGCTGCTTTACCAGCAAGAAATTGTTTAAACTCGGTTATTTGTGATACATGCATATTAATAATAGATTGACTTATAAATGTATTTCCTTGTCCTGTAATAGTGCTTGATCTTTTTACTGGCATTACCGTACTTCCAAAAGCACCAGCTGCTGTAGCTAAAAGCACTCCTATTAAAACTAACTTTTTTAAACCACTAGCAGCTTCGTCTAATGATTCTCCTAATGATTGTTTACCAGCAACAATAGCTTGTACTTGCTTTGCAACCTCTGGATGCTTCTTAAGAAACTTTGCATAAAGTGCTTTAGCATTTACTATTTTCCTAAGCTTACCAGCTTTACTTTTTGCCCAATCTAAGACGCTTCCTTCTTCAATTATTTCAATTGCTTCTTTTAATTTCATTATATAAACCCCTTTTTTTTAGAATATTTATCAAACTTTCCATAATCAAATTGCTTTAAATTACCATATACTTTAGTTGCAAATAACTTTTGTGTATTCACATTCTTTAGTTGTTCTTTCCTTAATGTTTTTACCAATGCTCCAGTAGCATAAATAATTGCCATTATATAAATAGGCTTCAGCGTAGCTGATATATAGTTCCATTGAAAATTATACTCCCAATCAAACATATTCCTAATTCTACCACGCATTCTTGAACGAGCTGTGTCTGGCAATAAATGCTTAAACCACTTAGCTCCCTTATTTCCTTTTTCCATATATTCTTTAAACTTTCTTAATATAAAAGGAGAGAAGTATGTTCTCATTGGATCAAACATTATCATAGTTGGGACAGGTCTTTTCATTCTAAATTCTCTTGCAAATCTTGTAACCTTAGTAGTCGTTAAAGTATCACTAACAGAATCTCTAAACCATTTTTCATGATCAAATTCAAAGATAGCTCTTCTTGTATCATAATTAATTAGTGATATATAATTCCTATCAAAAGCTCTTATGTTTGCCTCTATAGCACTTTTCAATGATGGCATGTCAACATTAGCTGGTGACAATGGAATAGAGGGATCTCTTTCCTTATTATAAGGAATAATATTTAAAAGAAATGTAGTTTGATAAGTCTTCCCAGCATCCTTAGACATTAAAAATTGTAATGTAACTTCGTTCTTAGTTAATCTAACTTTTTTAGCAGGAGTTACAATTGATATATTTCTAATTCTAAGTTGAGGAGATATGAAGTCAGGCATTATTCAAGTTTGTCCTTCATTGTAGCTATCTTTCTATCTATTCTACTAAACAAGAATGAAATATCTGAAAGCTCTTCTTCTGAATCTGATTCAGAATCTGAATATTTGTCTATCATTTTTTGAAGTCTTTGATTATCAAGTTTTAATCTATCCAATGTGTTATAATCTTTTTGTAGCATTTCCTTAGCTAGATTTTCAATATCATTAATTTCTATTTTAACAGTTGGATCTAAATTACGACCACTTAATTTTTTAGCTTCGGTTGTCCTTCTCATAGAAATCTTTCTTAAAATATCCGCCTTGTTTTCAACTTCCTTCTCATCTCCCTGCTCCTTCATTCTATTTGCTAATTCTTTAGCTTCTTTCTTTGCAGCTTCAAGCTCAGAAATCTTGTCATATTCCTTTGTAGCTATCTCCTTTATTCTACGCTTGAATTGTTCAGGAGATAAGTACTTTTCTTCAGAATCTTTAGAAGTATTTGAAGAAAGTTCATTAGATGATTTGAATAAATTCTTTGGATCTCTTAATTCACTAATGGTGATAAAATTACCAATGAGTCTCATTTTCTTAAGCTTACCATAATCATCTTCATCTATAATGTTCTTAAGTCTTCTTTCAAATTTTCTAATTTCATTTTCAATTTTTCTTTCTGCTTCAATTAATTCAGGACTTCTTTTAATTGTAATTGGTTTATCAAGAAAATCTGTCTCTTTAATCTTTTGGAAATAATCTTCAAGATTACCAGAGAAACTTTTAATAGTAGGAAGTTTTGACCAAATCTTTTTTTCTTTATCTGTTAACTGAGTACCTTTTCTCATAGAGATTAATTTTTGAAGAGATCTTTCTCTTTTTTTATTAATTTTATCAACCATCTCCCCTAAGATAGAAAGATAAGTTTCTTTAAATATATTAAAAGTTCCAGGTTGAGTAAGTTGTTTAATAATTTCTTTTGAAAAGAAATATTTACCTAAAGCAATATCAAAACTACCACTTTTAAAAAACCTTTCTTTATTTGTTTTAGTTAAGTCAACAGCTTTTCCTTTCCAAAGCTCTCTACTTTTCTTTACGAGTTTTTTAGTTTTCTCAAACTCCATAGCACCCATTTTTGCCATAGTCGCTGTCTTAACTAAGGCTTTATAATTCTTCATTATTTCATTATAAGTTTGCTTTAATTCTTCTCTAGAGTATCCCTGTAAGTCGTCGTCTCCTACTCCAAACTCCCTAAAGACTTTATTTGCAATATTATAATCTATTTTATTATCACCATCTCTAAAATCTTTTTTCATAGCTTCGAGATTCTTAGCTTGTTTAGCTAAATTACCTAACTCATCTTGTATATCTTGAGACTTCTTAAAGAACTCAGATCCTCTACTTTGAATCTTTTTTTTACCACTCTCAAGAGATGAAAGAAATTCATCTTTCGATAGACCTGTAATATCTTTTGATGAGACTCTTGATGATTTACTTATTTTTCTTTTAATTAATTGATAAGGAGCAAGGATATTTCTTCTGAAAGAAATAATTTCTTTTGCTAATTCTTTTCCATATTTACTATAGATTTCTCCCATTGTATCCATTTGCTCTTTAGTAAGCTTATAAACAGTCTTACCAGATGTGGCACCAACAGCAGCTCTTACCTTTTCTGCACCAATGGCAGCTTTTGCTCTAGCTTTTACTGGAGCTTGCTTTATGGCTTTAGCTACCTTAATTGCTTTATTTCTTCTTAATGCATTAAAAGCTTGTCTTTTAAACGCAGCAAAGGCAATAAAAGGAGTCATAGGAACAATTCCTTCGTCTAATTTTGCTGACTTCTCTTCAAAAACGTCTAATATTAAATCTATTTTGTTTCCGGTAGGGATTTTTTTTCTAGGCATTTTAGTCCTCTGTTTTGGCTAATATTATCTTTACTCAAGATATTAGCTCTAACACTTCGAACCCAGCTTTTTTATATATATTTTTTCGCATATTGGAATGCTTTTCAGTGAACCTATTACCATAATCTTTAAAATCAAATACTGTAACAGTATCTTTGTCGTCTGTGATCCTTAAACCACGACCTAATTTTTGTATAGTTTCTATTTTTGATTTACCGCCAGATGCTATAATAAGTAATTTTATAGCATTAATAGATATTCCTTCATTAAAAATATTAGAACTTATTACTGTATCTATAGTTCCATCTTCAAAATCATTGATAATCTCTTGTCTTTTCATAACATCATCAACGCCACTAACAAACACAGAATCATCTATTAACTCATTTAATATCTTTCCGTGTTCTATATTTCTTATTAATATTAAAGTTGGAACGTTGAATGATTTAACTAATTCCTTTATTTTATTATTTCTTTTTCTATTTTCTACAATACAGCTTATATTCGCAGAAGGCCAATCAAGAGTAAATGGGCTTTCTATGGGAATAAAACTTATCTTTGGTTTAGCCAATACCTTATTCTCCATTAAAGGTTCTGGATCAATGCTAAAAATAACATCTCCCATATATTGTTTAATGAGATTCCATTTGAAATCATCACCTGAATTTGGAGTAGCTGAGAATCCATATCGTAATGGATAAGACGTCTTTGATAGAAAGTCTTGAAATCTTTTAGCAGATGCTTTATGAACTTCATCTATAATAAGAATCTTAAATTTAGTTAAATCTGGTAATTTATAAACAGATCCTATTGTAGAGACTACTACGTCTCCGTCTTCAGCTCCCTTGCCATAACAAAGACCAACATTCTTAATTCCATTCTTTAAAATTCTTTCTTTTAATTGAATCGCTAATGAAACTTTATCTACAAGAATTAGAGCTGGAAGTCTAGTTAACTTTAGATATGCTATTATTGTTTCTGATTTCCCACTTGAAGTAGGAGCTTCTATAATTCCTACATTAGTCTTAAATATTTTTTGCAGTGAGGCAATTTGATGATCTACGTAATTAAAGTCAGGGAGGGTTTTTCTGAGGTCCTCCTCTGAAAATTGCACAGAATTATGTTTGAATTTAGTACGTTCATCCTTTAATTCTGTGATGTTAAATCTTCTTCTTACGAAAGTAAGTAGTTCTTTTAAGAAACCAGAGTTAAGCCAAAAAAATTGTTTCTTCTTTTTAAGAAAACACTTCTTCTTTATTTTACGATAGTCATAAGAACCACCGATAAAAACACCTGATTTATCTTCTTTGGAGAAGTGTTTCCTAATTGATTCTTCTTCCTTGTCAAATTCAAATAGCAAGAGAATGATTTTATCGTTTATATATATTTTCACGATGAAACAATGGTATCAATTTTACAATTTTTCATCAAGTTTTTTGAAACAAAATCAGACCAAACAAGAGATGGAAAAATAAATGGTGTAGTCTTTAGTGTTAACGGGTCCATAGTAGCAATATTACTTACAGTATCACCACTTAAGTAAGTACCACCTTTATAACTACGAAACTGACTTAGATTATCATGATCTTGTGATATAACTATTTGATCAATAGCATTAAATACGCCAAACTCTTTAAGAAGAGAATTTTTTAAATGAGTGTCATTTAAATATTTTTCATCAGTATCCAATAGATACTGATGAAATACAATACCTAATAATTGCAACTTCTTATTCATCTTTATAATAGGCCATTATATCTTTTTGTTGAATGAGGCCATATTCAACATCTTCATCATAATCTTTCATTTTCTTTACATTATAATCATTAAATAAAACTTTCATTCCAACCCTTACATCATATCTTCTGTCATCAACATCTGGTCCAACACCTTTTATTACCCAATAGTGAGTAGGTCGAGTATCAATTCCAGGTTGCCCTGGAGCAGCTTCTACCATTATAATTCCACCCTTAGATTTTCTTTCTTTAGGCATCTTATACTCTACTGATTCAATTAAAATATAATCTCCAACTGGTTGTATTGTTTTCATCTAACCCTCCACATCCTTTATCATTTCTTTTTTCAGATCATCGATATCGCTTTCGTCGATCTCACCTTCGAGATCGTCTTCTATACTACTATCTATGTTCTCATCAATAGTCAATTGAAGATTTTTCTTCTCATTGATAATTTCTGCTTCTCTTATTGTTAAGAGTTCTTGAAGCTTTGCTATATTCTCTTCTTCGTTTTCTCTAAGCTTTGGAATAAATCCTTTCTTCAAGAAATTCTTATCCCACATTTCTTCTATAGAATAGTAATTACCACCAGCCTTCTTAATAACACCAAAGTCTTTAAGTAAGCCAAACAGTCCTGAATACTTTGCTGGACCAACTGCCATATCAATAAGAAAATTACATCTTCTCTTCTCAGTTCCAAATCTACTTTTTTCCACTGTAGCTCTTATTGGTTTTATAGAACTACCAAGAGCAGTCTTTCTTCTTTCTCTCTCTGCCTTCATTTCAGTTTCTGAAACATCTGATGTTTCAGCCGTGTCTGCAAGTCTAATAAATAATGAAGGATTATATAATACATTAACGCCACCAGATACAACCCAAGGCTGATATTCATTTCCAATGTTAGTATAAACTTTGTTAGCAAATATAAATGATATATTTGTTTTCTCGAATCCAACATCAAATGTCCTAAAGAATCTTGCGATCTCTTGTGGCTTCTTTCCCATATCAACTGTTCCACTTAACTCACGAACTGATTGTAAGTTCGCTAACGTATCAAGAAAGACAACAATATTTTTCTTTATTCCATTAAACATAACAGTGTTTACTATCTTTTTCATTATTCTAGTAACACCTTCTACATACAAATAATCTTTTGTATCTTTCTTTTTTGGAAACTTATTATCTGATACTTCTTTAATAGAAGAATCTGCTTTCTTAATGCTGTAGTTTTCAAAAGTACTTGCCTTAATCATTCTTACTTTTGACATATCAACTCCAACAAAGTCATACAACTCTTTAGAAGAACCACCACCTTCAGTTTCTATTATAATGATATAATCCACTTTTGGATCTTTCATTACAGATGCTAGAACTAAACTCTTTCCAGTTCCTGATAATCCATCGATAGCAGTCACTCTACTTACTGGTATACCACCATAAATATTCTTAGAACAAATATAGTTCAAGGCGTACACGCCTGTGTCAAGCCAAGTCTTTATACTTGTATCTACTTTAGAAAAATCAATTATATTATCAAATTCACTTTGAATGAGCGCATCTATCCCTTCAAAAGTGTCTAAATCTTTTGCCATTATTACTCCTTAAAATAAGGGGCCGAAGCCCCCTGTTGTTTACATGTCTTCGAATTCACCAAGAATGTCGTCTAGGCTATCTTCCACCGCATCGTCATTACTTTCCACTGATTCAGTAACAGCTTCTTGTTCAGCAACCGGTTTAGCTGCTGCTGGTGCTGACTGAACAGGTTTCGCTGGGCTATCTTCCTCTTGATCAGTTTTAGCTTCTGGATCAAGATAACCCCTCAGAGCTTGCGTTATTGCACTAGAGCTTGAGAATTCAATAAGAGATGCATAAGTCATCTCCATTGCCTTAGTAATACACTCTTTTGCTTTAGCAGCTTCTGTGAAAATAGGACTTGTGTTTGCTGCTGGTAGGGATTGATCATAATTGGCCCGTCGACCTTTTCCAACCTTTACGATATTATAATCTCTTCCATTTTTTGGATCAACGATAATTCCATAATCTGTCTCTGTTAGAATATGGTAGAGAGACTTAAAAATAGTTGGTCCTGTTTCATAGAACTTTGGAGTTGCCTCATCCTCTGCTCCACGAACAATCACTCTATAAATATATCGTTGTTTGTCTCTCAATTCGCCGGCAAGTTTCCACTCCTCAGAGTTTCTATTATTGTCAGCAACTTTGTATAATTTCTTATACATAGTACAAGCAGGACATTTCTCTGCTTCATGCAGCTTGCCTTCCTTGTCTACAAGAGTTTGGTCAAGGCACTCAAAAGCCTTTCCGTCAATCCAATGGTTTTTGTGATCAAAGTAGAATTTCTTCTCTCCAATCTTTTTAAGTGGTGGGAGGAACCTTACTGCGAAAGTTCCTTCTTTGTCGCTTTTGGGTGCCCAATATTTTCGGGTACCTCCACTATCAGCCTTTTCTTTGTCGGCTTTGATAGCATCGAGCATCTCCTGATACTCACTAGTTACGTCAGACATATAACGCCTCCTGTTGGGCCAATTCCGTTTTTTTTGCCTATGGGCTAAATGTTTTACGGCCTTGGCGTTAAATTAAGTCTCCATACGGAAACTGATTGCCTAATAATAATGTATCGTAAATATTTTGTCAACTGTATCTTTACTATTTTCGAAGTAAAGATATATTTTAGAAAGTTAATAGGAGAAAAAAATGCTTAATGGATGGATAGAAATACAATTAGTAAACGGACAAAGATTTAAATACGTAAGAGATGTAATTAGTGGGGATACAGATTTAGATCCCACTGCTATATTAGATGCATCTTATTATTCTTATGGAGATACTACTGGTGATACATATTTGTTTCAAGGTGATTCAAGAAAGATAAAAGGTGCATTTGATCATATATATGATAGTTATACTAGTGGAGACAGTTTACTTAATTTCCCAGAATCTATTGGAGATACATATATATTAATAGATAAGAATTTAGATGAACCATTAGAACCAGCTCCACAAAATGCTGGTGGAGATACAGAAATACAATCTATCGTTGCGTATAGAAGAACTATACTTCCTGTAGTATCAGTAGCATCTATCGCAGTTGTTGAAAGATATGAACCTCAAGACAATGTTTATGTACGGTAATGTTTATTTGTAATTATCTAAGGGAGTTGTTAAGAATGAGTGAAGAGAAGAAGTTAGAAAGTTTTATAAAGAAATATGATACTGGAAATAATCTTGGGTTTGATTCTGTCAATTTTAGGAAGGGAGCTGCAATTACAAGTAGGTTCTGTCTTGAAGAAGGATTTAGATTTAAAGATGATGGATCACTTGAATGGGGATATGTAAGAATACATTCAGGTGTTGATAGAGGAAGAGGGCAAATTTTTGATGGAGTTGAAAATGTAATAATTGCTCCGTTTAATTTTGATTCCTCAAGATATGAAGATTATAATGGTAAGAGTTATGGAACTTTAGTTGTATTAGTGAATAATGAATTTGGATTTGAGTTTAGAATAGCTCATATGTTTCCAGATAAAATACTTATTTTAGATAAACTAAAAGCTAATAAATCAATATCAATGAATACTATTGTAGGTCCAATGGGTAATTATGGCGTTGGAAGTGGCGCTCATACTCATACTGAAGTTAAATCTATTGGGGAGAGTTCTCCGATATTAGAGAAGCTATTAGAAAGAAAATTTGGTATCGATATATATAAAGAATACAAATCAGAAGAAATTATTGATTTCTATAGAAAAATGAGTCAATTCAAGAATTCTACTTATGAAATAGTTTTTAACGACTATGAAAAGCAAAAAGATAGAAGACGTTGCTATTTTGCTAATAAGTACTTATATAGATATGTAGACTTTGACGGAACCAAAAAAACACGGTACTCGTCTGAGTTACTTTGGAATGGATTATAAAAAGGTGGAGGAAAAAAAATGAACGAAAGAATTGAAAAGATTAGTGCTTTGGCAAAAGTCTTAACTGCTCTTAAAGACACTTATGTTAAAGACAGGGACGACAAAGATGAAATGGTTCAAATCACTTCTAAGCTTCTTATTAAAGAACTTAGAATATTAGAAAAAGAATAACTAACTAAATTGCCCAGGATTTACTTGTCCGATGGATTGTCCATCGGATTTTTTTTGCCCTTTTCCTGATATAGCAGCTTCTTCAGCATCTGCCTTATCTCTTTTGTGTTTGTATAATATTTTAGCATAATCAAGGAATTCTTCTATAGGCATCTGCATAAGGGCTTCATAATCGAAGCCCCAATTAATGAGATAAAAAACTGATTGTCTAATATGTCCTACGTTTTTTTCGCTAAAAACGAAAAAACTCTGGTCCCATTGGTATTGAGCCAGAATATTCTGTCTCACAATAAGGACAAGACACCCCCTTCAATTCATCTACGCCAGTAGAAAAAGTTGTAGATTCTCTCAAAGTAGCGGTGTCCATTCCTGGGAGTGCTTCAAAGAATTCTGCCCAATCTCTTTTTGGTACTTCCTCTCCATTGAAATTAAGAACTTCATTAGTAGTAACTAAAAGATTATCTAATAATCTTGTCTCAGTGCTTTCTGTGGTTTTCTTTCTATTAGAATCCTTAAGAATTAATTCCTCTGAATGATATAATCTAGGAAGCATTGTTTTTACTGTATAACCAGATTTTGGAAGATGAATAATAATAGGTTCTTCTATATTATCTGGAAGTTCTTCAAATACAAGACTTGAAATTACTACTTCGTGATCAAACTTCCTTTCACAAGTTCCATTAGAACAAGTAACAGTAAAAGAATAATCATCTCCGTAAGAAATCTTCCTTAAATAATACATTAAGAAATTACTATCGAACATAAGAATGTCTTTCGCATTTATATTTGATTCAATACATCTGTCTAAAATTGCTCTTGTAGCAGAACCTGATTTCAGAAACCTAGGAGTAGAAAGAATCTCTTCTTCCTTCATTCCCATAGGGAGCATCTTAATAAATCCATTAAGAATTTCTGGATCATCTGTTACGCCTTCATACAAACTTCCACCACTTGGTAATGGAATAGTTTCTGATTCAGAGAACTGGAATTTACCACTTCTCTTTTGCTTTGAAGGAGTTACAACAATTTCTTCAAAATCTTTTTCTCTTTTACTTATAGCATCAACATTAGCAATTTTACTCAGATCAATATCTGATTTTATATTTTTCGCCATTTACACAATCCTCCTAATAACCTATAATATATATATGCTTTACTTTTCATTATTCGTTCTTTTTTCAACCCCCTTACACCCCCGTATTTTTCAAGATCCAGTAGGTGTAGGGCTTTCTTCGGCAGCGTCGCTTATTGGGTTGCTCTCGCGGATTTCATCTACGCTACGCCGCTTCGCAACCCAAACGCTCCTGTGTCCCGTTCGGATTTTTAATAATCAGTGCAAGCACTAATCATTAAACACTTTTATATATGTGTTAAGTCCAATTATTTCTGGGGATAGAAGGTAATTTTTTTGTAAAATATCTTTTGCAGAAAAGTTTGGTCGCTTTTATAAGTAAAGGTAACATGGAGATGAAACTTAAGCAACTTATTAATGAAGAGTGGGCAGCTTCTATACAAGGTGGTGATATCACCTACGAAATATTTAAGAACCCTTCTAGAAAAGAAATAGTGGATATTCTTAAAGCTAGCACTAGCGGTTATGACGATATTAGATTTATGATAGATGGAAATAAGAAAAACTTTTATGTATGGGATGCAGATTTACTTCATCAAGATGCAGCAGAAGCACTTGGATTTCAAAGATATTATCGTTTTTACGAAGATGATGATGCAGGGGAAGAAGGGTATATATGGGGAATGGCAAAAGGTGTAAAGAAAGCAAATCCTGTATTCACTCTTGATGCTACAGATACAGCAGGAGTGGAGAGATATAAGAAAGCAGGATTCAAAACTGGCTGGTTTAGAAAATATTTTAAAATAAATAAAGTTCTTCAAGAAGAATGGGCAACTACTACTAAAAAAGATGGTCAAACTTTTGAAATATTTAAGAACCCAACCGTTAAAGAAATAAAAGAAACTGGTAGAGAAGAACAAGGTGGTATTTACCTTAGATTTATTATAGATGCAATAAATAAAAATCTTTATGTATTTGACTCAGAACTATTTCATATGTATGCAGCAAAAGAGTTAGGTATTGGTGGTAAGTATGCAGAAGATTCACCACACGGGAGCAATGGATATTTATTTGGAGTAAGTAGCGTTAATAAAGGTAAACTAAATTTTCTAAGTGTTCGAAATCCAGCTCAAAGACTCTTTAAAAAATACGATGCAGATTGGTTAAGTAAATGGTTTGATTCAAAAGGATTAAACGAAGAATGGGAAAAAACTGTTAAGGTAAGTAATCAAACTTTTGAAATATTTAAAAATCCAACTAAGAAAGAAATACAAGAAGTATCAAAAGGTACTAAGTCAGGTAATATTCGCTTCTTTGCTGTTCATTCAACAAAGACTGTATATATTTGGGGAGCTGGTCTTCTTCACGATATAGCATTTAAGCGTTTAGCAGAAAAAGGTATTTTCAGAAAAACAGATACAAATATTCACGACAATGAATCAATACTTGCTGGCGAAGGTAAGTTTAAAAATGGTGGAGGAACATTCCTTCATTCATTCAACGCTGAGTTTGGTAGAGGAAGAGAAACTCTACAAAAGAAAGATTGGAGCTGGGTAGATAAATATTTCGCTGGAACATCTGCTAGTATAGAAGGATTAAAGGATCAAAAACTTTATGGAGAAGAATGGGCTGCTTCAACTGGTAAAGGGGATAGAACTATTGAATTTTTCGTGAACCCTTCTCAAAAAGAAATGATGGAAATTTCAAAAGCGGGTTTAAGAGATGGAGTAATAAGATTTTTAGCTCATCACCCTTCAAAAAAAGTATATATATTTACTTCTAGAATTATACATAGCACCGCAGTTTACAAACTTGTTGCAGAAAATGTTTTTCCAAGAGGTTCAGATTATTACACTGGTATTGTTTTTGCTGGTGGAACATATAACCCAAAAACTAAAAAAATACTTTATGCAGATAAAACAGATATTGATGACGATGAAGATATGTCAGAATGGGGAACAGAAGAATTAAAAGAAATAGGTGGTACGTTAAATAAAAACTGGAGTTTTGTTAATAAATACATTCCTGGGTTTAATGAAAATATTATTAAGAATAAAAAAAGATTTGAAGCTAAGACCAAGAAGAAAAAAATAAGCGAAGGGTGGGAAGCTTCTGTTAAAAAGAAAACAAGACACACAGGTCCAAAAGTTAACATCTTTGATATATTCAAGAACCCTTCTAAGAAAGAAATACAAGAAAGCAGTAAGAGAAGTGGTTCAATCAGATATATGTTAGATGGACATAAAAAAGAAGTATATGTTTGGGACCCAAATTTATTGCACGGTGAAGCTGCTAAAGAGTTAGGAATGTCTGATAACTATAACAGTTTTATATACGATGCAAAAAGAGGATATGTGTGGGGATTGGGTGATGTAAAAAATGGAAAGATTACTATTGTTTCAGATAGTGAGTATACAGAAAATAATGTAGCTGAAATGGCTTTTGATATATTTGTTAAAAAATATGGAACTGACTGGTTCAAGAGATGGTTTATTATTCCTGTAAATGAAGAATGGGCAGCTTCTACTAAAAAGGGTAAGGATACATATGAAATCTTTAAGAACCCAACCGCTAAAGAAGTAAATGAAGTAGGCGGCACCAAACGTTTTGAAGTTAGCACAGGCAAAGTTAGTACAACTCCAGGTCGTGTTCGTTTTCTGATCGATATGAATAAGAAGAATCTTTATGTTTGGAAACCAGATCTTCTTCACGCAAGTGCCGCAATAGAACTTGGAACAAAATATTCTTACACACAATATGACAATATAGAAAGAGGATATTACTATGAAGTAGCTGCCATTAAGAATGGCAAACTTAATATAAATTTTTTATATATAGATGAGCTATTAACAGAATTAAAAAAGAAAAATTTGACTACTTGGTTAAAGAGATATCTAACTCCAGAATCAAAAGCTCAGTTAGATAAAGAAATAAAAGATTTGAAAGAAGAATGGGAAGATACCATAACCATAAAAAGTCCTTATAATAAGAATATTGCAATAGAAATATTCAGGAATCCATCTAGGAAAGAGTTTAATGATGTAGCAAAAAAGATTCATAATAATTTATATGTAAGATTCATAGCTCGTAAAGGAAAAGTATATGTTTTTAGACCTGATGTATTACATGTTGATGTAGCAGAAGAAAAATTTAAATTTAAATATTCTGATGTTAAAACTGATGGTGATTATTGGGGAACTGCTAAATCAGAGGGTGGTCAATGGAATTTTGATGGTTCAGATGAGCATACTAAGTTACCACCAAAGTATATAGAAAAATACATTAAAGTAGATAGAAAATATAACATAGTAAAAGGATCTAAACTGTCACCTGATGATTTTAATGAAGAGTTTGTAGATGAGATAAATAATTTCGCAGTTTATAAAAATCCATCTAGCTCTGAAGCAAGAAAAGTAGAATCAGAAGGTCAAAATCCAAAACTGAAAGAAATAAGATGGTTAGCTAATGCAAAAACTAAAGATGTCTATATATTCTCAGATAGAATACTTCATTGGCAAATAGCTAATAAGTTTTTAAAGATGCGCCCTGCTGATTATAAAGCACAGACCTATCTCCTTGGTGGAATCGCTCATAGAGAATTATCTACATGGGTAACTGGTGATAGAGATATGCATAACTATGAGCATTCTTCTAATCAAAAGAAAAATAAGTTTAAGCAAAATAATTGGAAGTTTGTAGAGAAGTATCATATAAAACTTCCACCAAAGATTTTTGCTCCTATCAAAAAAATGAATGAAGGGTGGGAAGCTAAAGTAACAATAAATAGAAGATTTGCAAAGACTTCTGAACCTATGAGAGTTGATGTTTTTGTTAATCCAACTGGTTTAGAAATGTTTAAAGCTTCTGAAGGAGGAGAGATAAGATACATAGCAAATTTTGCTGATAAGAGAGTCTTTGTTTTTACTCCTGAAGTAACTCATATGGAAATGGCAAAAAAGATTGGACTTAGTAGAAGTATGGCAGACTATTGGAATAATTCTAATTTACTTGGTGGTGTAGCAAAATTAGAAAGTGGAAAATTTAAAACTAAAGATGTGCATAATCTAAAAGATCTTGCAGTTACCGATCTAGTAGACAAGTCTGTTAGATTTGAAATAGCAAAAAAAAATTGGAAATTTGTAGATAAATATATAAAGACATCATCGTTTGTAGAAGATAAGAGGGAGAGGATGGAAGGGGAATATAAGATCTTAAAGGCTAAGAAAAGAATAAGAGAACAATATGAACTTTAAAGAATTACAAGAAGATTTGTTTGAAGCAAAGAAAGTAACGCAAGATGTTCCAGGGAGATTTGCAAAGGTAATGCTGAAGGACGGGAATAACGTAATTGCTTTCTATGGAAAGGATGATAAGATATTTGTAATCGATGCTTCGATAAAAAATTTAAATAAATTTAAGAAGTGGAATGGCAGAGATGCCATGATAGATATACAAAAAACTGGCAAGAAAGTTAGACTTGCTACGGGACGAAGAGTTCCTACTATTAGAATGAGAGTCGAAATGAAAGTAGATAATGATGAAGATGATGGCGATAAAAAAGAACTAGAAACTTCTACTGAAAAGGAAATGGTTTTATAGTGAAACTTAAAGAAGAATGGGCT